TCGCGTCCGACGTTGCAGGTGCCGCGCAGAAAGCCGAGACGGCCTTCGGGCGGGTGAGCGCGGCAGTCGATAAAGCCCGGAAGAACTTCGCAGCCCAAGAGGGTGAACTGGCCGAGTCCGAAGCGGCTTACCGGGCGCTCAAGGCGCAGACAGACGCCGCTGCCACGGCCATCGAGAACATGCGGAAGAAGACCGGCCCGTTCAACGACGGGTTCGAGAAGCGTCTGCGCGCGGGCGAGAAACAGTACGGCGCGCTAATCCGGCAGGTCGAGCGCATGGCCCCCGCCATCGCCCGGCAACAGCAGGGCCTTGAGCAATCTGCGTCCAACCTGATCCAGGTCGAAGGCGCTGCCGGTGCCGCCGCCATCGCGCTCCGCGAGTTCGAGACCGGCCAGCGGCGGATCAGCCTCGGCGATGGTGTCCAGGCGCAGCGCGAGCTGGCCGCATCCTTCCGTGAAACCAATACCGCCAGCCGGGTCTCGGTTGCGGCCCAGCAGCGATTGTCCACGTCCTTCCGTGTCTCCGAGGCGGCAGCCCGGCGGAACGCCCCGTCGATCCGCAAGGTTGTGCAGGAACTCCTCCGGCTCGGCCCTGCCGCTGATCGGGCGGCCTCGGGGATGCGGCGCGGCGCTCGCGGTGCGACGAACATGCGGGTCGCGATGGCGGCCTTCTACGGGGACAGCCGCAAAGCGCTCTCCCTGATGCAGCGTATCCGAGGCGAAGTCCTGTCGCTGACGGCAGGCTTCGTGGGTTTCTACGGCGTGTTCCGCGCTGGGGACTCCTTCCTGGAAGCATTCCAGACGATTGAGGCTGCGCAGGAACGTCTGGGTGCCGCGTTCGAACAAAACACCGCGCAAGTCGGGGCCGAGATCGCGTTCCTGCAAGCCGAGGCTGACCGGCTCGGGTTCTCGTTCGGCATCCTGGCAGACAGCTATTCGAAATTCCTGATCTCCGGCAAACAGGCTGGGATCGAAACCGAGAAACTGCGCAAGACCTTCACCCAGGTCACCGAGGCTTCTCGGGTCCTCAAGTTGTCCAACGAGCAGATCAACGGCGTCCTGACGGCGCTGTCCCAGATCGCCGGTAAGGGCACCCTCCAGATGGAGGAATTGAGGCAGCAACTTGGCGACCGACTTCCCGGCGCAGTGGGCCTCCTGGCGAACGCACTAGGCTACGGCGAGGACCGTCTGGACGAGTTTTACAAGGCCGTTGAGAACGGAAACATCGACGCCGAGAGCGCGTTGGTCGGACTGGGCCAAGGTCTGGAAGATGCCTACGGCGCGCAGCTTGGCTCCGCCCTCGACCAGACGTCCGCCAAAATCGGCCGCCTCCAGAACCTCCTGTTCGAGCGTAAGCTGACGGCGGCGAACTCTGGCTTCATCGACGGCCTGGAGAAAGCCATCGACGGGCTGAACGCCTTCCTGGCGAGCGAAGACGGGGTCGCGCTGTTCGAATCCCTCGGCTCCGCGATGGGTAAAATCCTCGAACTCATTCCGGGGATCGTTGAGAACTTCCACTTGCTCGTGACGGCAGGCGAGGTCTTCGTCTCGATCAAGCTGGCCCAGGTGGCCGCAGGCTTGGTTGGCTCCATCGCCAAAGTCGGCACGGCCAGCTTCGGCACCCGCCGGGCCATGGTTCAGATGAACCGCGTTATCATGGCGTCTTCGCCCGCCTTCGCGAGCGCGGTGGTCGGGGCCGGTCGTCTCGGGATCGCTCTGCGCGGCCTGCGGTCGGTCATGTTCTCGATGGTCGCGGCGGGCCGGGCGTTGATGGTAGCGGTCGGCGGGCCTATCGGCATCCTGGTCACCGCCCTGTCCTATTTCGCGCTGGAGAGCCTGGGCGGCGTTGATGACAGCGTGAGCGTCCTGAACACCACCCTCGCTCGCCACAAAGAAATGATGTCCGAAATCCAGGCGGCTTACATCTCCGCTGCCGATGGCGCGGAAACCTGGAAAGAGAAGCTGGAAGACGTGACTGAGATCGAACTGGAGGCCCAACTTGTGCGCCTTCGGACTCAGCTGCGGGAGTTCCAGTCCAGCACCGAGAACACGCTGAACACGCTCAAGGGCAGCGCGTCCGAGGTTCGGGCGTCGATGCTGTCGCGCGGGAACGATCTCGGCCAGCAGCAGCTTGTCCGCGACCTCCTGGACGCCGATGCCGCGTTCAGCCGTGGTGAGATCACAGCCACCGCGTACCTGGACGTCATCAAACGGGTCGGCGAAGAAGCACCCGATATGTTCCCGCCCGCGCTGCTGGAGTCCTTCGTCAAAGTCGCCCGCGAAGGCGGCAACATCGAGAAAGCGATTGCCGAAGCGGAGGCCGCGCTGCGGTTGATGAACGGCACCGCGACTGACTCGGACAACGTGCTTCTCGGTCTGGCCGAGGCGGCTGACGAGGGCGCGGATGCCTTGAAACGCCAAGAGCAAGCAGCGGCGGCCTTCGAAGAAAAGCTGGACGCGCTCCGCAAAAAGGTCCCCGGCTTGGCCGAGGAAATGAAGCGCCTGGAAGAAGAAGAAGCGCTGAAACAGCTTGCCCTGGAAGCGGCGAAACTGGCGCTCGAATCCGAGGGAGTAGCCGGAGCGTGGGAACGCATCGCTATCGCTTTGGGCAACGCCGACGCCGCTGCTGCCGGTGGCGGATTCATGGCCCTGATCGAAGGCTTGAGCGGCGCTGCCGGTAAGTTCGGAGAAATCCTGGCGAACCTCGGCAAGGCCGGTTCCGCTCTTTACACGGGCGCAGTTTCCGGCAGCGCCGCAGACAAAATCATCCAGGTTGAAAGCGGCGGCGATCCAAACGCCAAGAACCCGCTTTCCTCCGCCACGGGCCTCGGGCAGTTCATTGACTCGACCTGGCTATCTATGTTCCGCAAGCACTTCCCGGAGCAGGCCGCCGGGATGGCCGAGTCCGCTGTGCTGGCCCTGCGCACCGATCCCGATATCTCCCGCCGGATGGTCGAACTGGCGGTAGACGGTTACGCCAAGTTCCTTGGCGGTCGGGGCATTCAGCCCACGGACGGCAACCTGTACTTGTCGCACTTCCTCGGCCCTGCGGGGGCCGCGAACCTCCTCCAGCAAGACCCGAACACCCCAGCGTCGGAAATCTTCTCCTCGGGAACCATCGCCGCGAACAAATCGGTGATGGGCGGGGACGCCACCGCTGCCGATATCATCGCCTGGGCGAACAGGAAGATGGGCATCACCGAGAAAGAGTTGGCCGTCGTATCCCAGATCAACGACCTGGAACGCGAACGAGTCGACACCGCCCAGGACTTCCAGACCAGTCTGCGCGAACGGCTTGACGGGGAGCAGTTTGAACTCTCGGTCCAAGGCAAAGCCCTGCTCGACCGCGAAGTGGCGAAGGCCCTCCACGAGGCCGAACTAGAGGCGCAGAAGGCCGGAGTCGAACTCACCGCCGCCCAACGGGCCGAGATCGAACAGATCACGCGCGAGAAGTTCAAGCAGCAGGCGCTCGATGAGGCCAAGGCCGCGACCGACAAGGACCGCAACACCCAACTGGAGGAAGCCCGCCGGTTAGAGGAGGAGGTCACGCGGCTCAAGGAACGCCGGACTTTCCTGAAAGAGCAGGCCGACTACTCCGAGGCGCAGGGCGATACCGCCGGGATGGAGGAGGCCAACAACGAACTCGCAGAGGTCAACGACGCCCTGGACGAGGCCATCGCCAAGGCGATTGCGTTCTGGCAGGCCATCGGCGGCGAAGGCTCGGCGAGCGCGATCCAGGGTCTCCAGCAGCTACAGGCTGAGTTGCAGCGGACGGAATCTACCGCCTTGGTTACCGGCGAGCAGATCAACCAAATGTTCGCAGACGCCGCTGTCAAAGCGTTCGGAAAGTTGGCCCAGAAGATCGCCGCCGGGGAAGCAACCCTAGCGGACTTCGGCGCGGCTTTCCTGGAGATGGCGGCTGACGTGCTGATCCAGATCGGCCAGATGATCCTCAAGCAGGCGATCTTCAATGCGATCTCCGGCCTCACAGGTGGCACCAACTTCGGCAGCAGTATCGCAGGGCTGGTCAACGGCCTGTTCCACGGCGGCGGTATCGCAGGCGGGACGTCGCAAACGCGCACGACCGATCCGGCGATCTTCGCCAACGCCGCCCGCTACCACTCGGGAGGGATCGCGGGGCTGCGACCTGACGAAGTTCCTGCCGTCCTCAAAGAGGGCGAGGAGGTTTTGACGGAGAACGACGAGCGCCATCGTCGCAACGGCGGCGGGCAAGCCCCGCAGATCAAAGTCGTGAACGCTGTGGACGGCACCGATGCGCTGGCCCAGGCGCTTTCGACCTCCGCCGGGCAGCAACTCATCCTCAATTACATGCGTGAGCAGCGCACCGAAGTCAAAGCGGCGTTGGAGTAGATCATGGTGAAAGTTCTTGATCGTGTAGGCCGCATCGCCGTGACCCAGCCGGACTGGCGAAAGGCGGTCACCGTTGGCTACGAATTTAAGACCGCAATCATCACCAGCTACGACGGCAGTGAGATGCGGGACGCCCTGCGCTCAACCGCTCGGGTCCAACTGGGGTTCCGAACGATCCTCACCGCTGCCGGTATCCGGCGGCACCACGCCGACCTGGCCGAAGTTCAGCATGTGCCGTTCGTCCTGCCCTCGCCGTGGAGGCGCACGTACCTCGCCGTTGACGTTCTGCCCAGCACGGGGGCCATCTCGATCACGACGCCGCCCTTCTGGTGCGCTCCGAACTCCCACCTGGTTCTTGACGACGGATCGAAGCAGGAGGCCGTCGAGATTGACACGGTCGTCGGCAGCGCGGTCACGCTCAAGAACCCCACGGTCGGCGCATTCGCCGCCGGTTCCACGGTCCGCCATGCCTACTTGGCACGCGGCGAGGGGAAGATCGACTTCCGCGCGGAGACGGCGACCCTCTGGACCGCGAACCTCGACTACGATGTCGCCCCTGGATCGGACGCCCAGACCTACCGGGCGGCGGTGCCCACCATGTTCGAGGGGGCCGAGGTTTTCCTAACGCGTCCCAACTGGCGCGAACGCCCTCGCATTTCTCTCTCAGAAGTCCGGGAACTCCTAGACAGTGGACGGGGCGTTGTAGACACGGAGTCCCACACCGCGCGCATGATGCAGCAGGAGCGCCTTGAGTACCTGGGGTCCGACATCGACGCGAGCGAGGCGCTAATTGCGTTCTTCCTTCGTCACAAAGGCAGCCGCACGGCGTTCTGGATGCCGACTTGGCAGCAGGACTTGGAGGTCGCGAACACACCGGTAAGCGCTTCCGAGTTCGATGTGCCCGGCATTGACGCCTTCTACGGCTACAACGGCAGCGACGTGTTCAACGTTGTCGCTGCGCGGTGGCCAGACGGCTCCTACCAGTTGAACCGAGTGACCGGGGTCGCGCTGAACGGTTCCGACACGACGTTCACCTTCCGCGACGACTGGGTCAACGGCGTCACCCCGGACACCCGCGTCTCTTGGTGCCCGCTCTGGCGGTTCTCGACCGACAAACTTGAGGTCAACTGGCGCACCAACACCCTCGCGGAGATGTCCTTCGCTGTCCAGACATTGAAGAACGAGGAACCTGTGTAATGGCATTCGAAGACTATGAATCCAGCCGGGCCAGCAGCCAGCCGGTCGAACTGTACCAGTTCGTCTACGGCGTCGAGGCGGACGGGACGACCCCGATCTACTTCGCGTACACCGATGGCGAGGCAGAGGTCACGCACGACTCGATCATCTACGTCCCCCTAGCGGGTCTGGAGCGGACCAAGCTGGAGTCCAAAGGTAAGCTGGACTCGAACGAAGTCCGCGTAACGGTGCCGCGCACCTCCGGGGTGGCCGACCTATTTCGCATCTTCCCGCCGGGGCGCGTCGTAACTGTCGTGATCCGGCAGGGCAACGTGCCGAACCCGTCCGATCCATCCTCGTGGGCGCTCGGGGAGAACTTCCCCGTGGCATGGCTGGGCCGCGTCTTGGAGTCCTCTCGTGAAGGCCCGGAGGCCACGCTGACGTGTGAGTCCGCAAGCGCGTCAATGAAGCGCCCCGGTCTCCGGCGGAACTACCAGTGGCCCTGCCCGCTCGCACTCTACGGTTCGCGGTGCCAAGCGGACCAGGCGTCGGCGACCGTGACCGCGACCGTAGCGTCCGCAACGGGCAACAAAATCGTTTTATCCGAACCGTGGCAGAAACAAGTTCCCGTCGATCCCTTGGTGCCGCTCGGCGCGCAGGAAGATGTCGGCGTGGGCAACTATATCGGGGGCTTGGTTGAGTGGGCCGGACCTTCCGGCCCCGAACGGTTGTCGATCCTGCGTATCAACGGAACGGCGGAACTGGTTCTCACCGGCCCCGCGCGCGATCTCGCCCCGACCGACACGCTTGAGGTGAGCCTGGGCTGCCCGCACACGATGGCGGCCTGCGGGTCGTTGCACGTCTACACCGAGGACGACGTGACCTTCTTTTCGAACGTGGTGAACTACGGCGGGCATCCCTTCATCCCGACGTTCAACCCGTTGAATAAAAACAACCATTCGTGAGGTCGTAACATGCCCTGGTTCATCAGTCTCCTAATCGGCCTAGCGCTCCAGGTCATCGGCTATCTGCTCATGCCGAAGCCGCCAAAGCCGAAGCCCCCGTCGCTGGAGGACTACGAGGACCCGACCGCAGAAGCCGGTCGGCCTATCCCCGTGGCTTTTGGCAGCCTGACGATCTCGGGGCTGAACGTTCTCTGGTTCGGAGACAAAGAGATCAGCACGCGCGAAGAAAAGGTAAGCAAGAAATGACGGACGTTGTGACGATCCACCACTGCCGCAAAAGCGGCTTTTGCGTGGACGGGGTTCGGCGTCACTGCACGCTGCTCGGCATCGACTTTCGACGGCTGGTGAAAGCGGGAATCCCGATCCCCGAGATTGAACATTTGGAAGACGCAATCGTGCAGCGGTGCATCGCCACGGCGCGTGCAGAGGAGAGTGAAGATGGGCGGTAGCAAAAAATCGACGCGGGACGTCTACGACTACCTGATGTCCCTCGACTACGGCGTCTGCCACGGGCCGGTTGATACGATCACCCAAGTCACGGTGAAAGACAAACCGATCTTTTGCGGGGCCATCTCCGAACGTACCGACGAGAAGATTGACCTCGCCGATCTGTACGGCGGCGATGACGGCGAAGGCGGCCCGGTGGGCACTGTCGAGGTCTACACCGGGACCGACGACCAGTTGATGTCTGACCAACTCGCGGGCCGGTTCGGCCTCACGCCAACGACGGCCCCCGGCTATCGGGGCCTGGCGCACTTGTTCTTCCGAGGCCCAGGTAATTCGGGATTCCGGTGGACCACGAACAACCCGTATATGCCCCCGGCCAAGGTCTCTTTGACCCGGCTGCCGAAAACGCTGAACGACACAACCTCCCGGATTTACCCGTTCTCGCATTACGACGAAACGACCAACGAGCCGACTCCGTACTTCGATTTCCTTTCCTATGTCACCCCAACCGTGGACCTGCCAGGCGTTGACCTCGTTGCGAACGAAATCTTCAACCTGACCGATTTCCTCCCCGTCAAGAAGATCGACGGCGGGTGCGGCCAGTTCGTTCTGAGCATGAGCGCTTACGCCCAGAACAGGCTGAACCAAGAGCCAATCGCGGGGGTCATCACCGGCTCGGTGACGTATTATGGGGGCACAGACGGAGGGGGCGGCGCTTTGGTGTCGTACCCCTCCGGCGGGCAAGACAACGGCAACGGTCAACTCTCTTTCAACTTCACCTCCCCGATTCCCTCGGGTGCCCGCTCGATGCGAGTGCAGACGGGCCAGGAACTCCTCTTTCCGTTCTGGTCGGACTGGATCAACATCGAAGTTCACTCCGAGGTGAACGCGGACCTATGCACCGGCCCCGGCACGGGGAACGGCAGCTCAGGCGCGGCGGGCAGCAGCTTCGGCGGGCACTGTGACCTGGACGGGGACGGGTTGGCGATCCTGCCGAACGCCAACCCGTCACACATCATCCACGAGTGCCTGGTCAACACTGAATGGGGCAAAGGCGAAGACCCGCTCAACATCGACGTCGCGTCGTTCGAGGCCGCCGCTTCCACGCTTTTCGATGAGTTCTTCGGCCTCGCCATGTTGTGGACCCGGCAGACGGAGATCGAGAGTTTCGTGCAGGAGGTCCTGGACCATATCCAGGGAATGCTGTTCCAGAATCCCCAGACGGGGAAGTGGACGCTCAAGCTGCTCCGCGACGACTACGATGCCGCCAGCGAACCTCTGCTCGATCCGTCGAACTGCAAGGCCACCAAACGCCGCCGGAAAGCCTGGGGCGAGACGATCAACGAGATCGTGGTCGAGTACACCGACCCGCGCACCGAGAAGTCTGCCACCGTGGCCTCGCACAACCTGGCGAACATCGCGATCCAAGGCGGCGTTCTCTCCGAGAAGCGGCCCTATTTCGGCATTCGCGACCCTTGGTTGGCCCAGGTCGTGGCCGACCGGGATGTGCTGTCCTCGGGCTACCCCTTGTTTTCGTGCGTTATTGATGTCGATCGGACTCAATGGAACGTGGTGCCCGGCGCTGTTCGTCGGTTCTCCTGGCCCGAAGATGGCATCGAAGACATGGTCGTCCGCGTGATGCGGGTGAACTACGGGACCGCGAAGAAGCGCACGATCCGGTTGGAAGTCGTTGAGGACGTGTTTGCGCTGGAGCAGACGGCATACGGCGATACGCAAGCCACCCAGTGGGTCTCTGACCGGTCCGTTCCCGTGCCTTTGACCGCTGAGATGGCGATGACGACGCCGCTGCCGGTTCTCCTGCGCAACGGCGTGGCCCTCCCCGATCTGGACGCGGCCTACCCCAGCGTCGGGGTCGCGCTGCTCGGCTGGAACGACGAGCAGCGCGTCATGGACTTCGAGGCGCACACGACCTTCACACTCGCGAATGGAGGCACTGCGATCAAGTCCGTGAACACCGTCCCGCCAAGCCGGTCAGTTCTGACGGACGTGGTCATCGCAGCGGAAGCGGAAACGATCATCCCCGGCGCGACCATCGAAGCCCTGACGATCTCCAGCGCGCAGGAGGGCGACTTCCTGCTACTCGGGGAATCCGAAGCCAGCCATGAGATTGTTATGCTGGACAGCTTCGACGCCCTCAACGACGAGTGGCATGTGGCGCGGGGCATCTATGACACGCTGCCCGTCGCGTGGCCTGTCGGCACACGTCTCTGGGTCTTCCCGAATACCGGATCGCGCGTCGATCCTGCCGGGCGGGCCGCCGGAGAGACCATCATATACCGGTTCTTGCCGCGCGTCTCGGAGGGCCGTTTGGCCTACGACGAAGCTGCGGACGTGTCCTTCACCGCGACCGCGCGACCGCACCTGCCCTTCCGGCCCGCCGATTGCCAGATCGACGGCAACGGTTTCGCTCTGACGGACTACACGCAAGGCCCTCCGCCCGCCACGATAACCGCCACTTGGGTAGACCGGAACCGCACGGTCGAAGACCAGATTGCGCTCCGGTGGGGTGACGCGACGACGACCCCCGAAGCGGGGCAGACCACGGTCCTCGTGGTTCGCGACGAAGACCATGTGGTGCGAAACGAAATCACCGGTCTGACGGGCACAAGCTACGGCCTTGTCTCCGGTGATTTCGCAGGGACTTACCTCGGATACCTGGAGTTCTGGGCCGAGATCGACGGCGTCCGGTCCCTGATGGCTGCGAAGCGGTGGTTCAACTTTAGCCAAGGCGGCTGGGACCAAGGTTGGGGCGACGGCTGGGGCGGACGGGAAATCGGCTTCGGTAACAACTGGGGCGACGGCTGGGACAGCGGCGCGGGCTAACGACGGCGGCATCAACGCAAACATCAACACTGACATCAACCACGAAGGATATGAATTATGGCAGGTGAACGCGCACTCCCAGGGCTGGGCCTCCGGGCTTACTGGACCCCTGGATCGAACGGCTGGGGCGATCAGCGCAGCGAAGACATTCGTCTGACCTCGGTCCTCTTGCAGGGCCGTGTGAAGTCTCGCACGACGGTATTGCCCGGCAGCCCCACTCTCGGGGACCTCTACCTCGTCCCCAGCACCGACCCCACGAACCCCGACGAACTCGCGATCTGGGACGGTGAAGTCGGCTTTGAGGCGTGGGTCTACGTTGTGCCCCTGGTCGGTTGGAAGATGTACGTCATCGACACCGGGCAGCACGTCGAAAAGTTGGCCGCTGGGTGGGCACCTTTGGGCCAGACGGTGGTTGACGCTGCGGAGACTGCCGCCTTCGCCGTCACGGACGCACATCTCGACGGTAAGCGGGTCAAACCGGTGAACTTCTCCACCGATCTGGATATCACCGTGCCCGCTGGCCTTACCCCTGTCGGCGCTTGCACGTTCATCTCGACCGGCGCGGGGAAACCATCGTTCGTGGCCGGTGCCGGGGCGACGATCATTTCGGCGGAAACCCGGTTGAGCCTCCGCGTCACTGGCTCCTCGGCGACTTTGATCCCCGCCGGGGCGGATGTGTATTATCTGGTAGGGGACATTGAGGTATGAGTGTTCAACCGCTTCTCGGGTCCGTTTCCATGTCGATCCTCGCCGGTCTCGGCGGGGGCGGCAGCGCTGCCACGCAGTACCTTGACCCGTTGCAATCCCCGCCGCATTACACCCTCACAGACAACAACATCCTCGTCACCACTGGCCCAGTGTCGAACGCCTTCGTCCCGGCAGCCTTCCCGTGCGCGGGCCGGGCGTACTTCGAGGTCGAGTTGGTGGATGCCGGTGCGGACGGGGAGATCGGGATCGCCTACGCCAACAACGTGGACCACTTCCCCTCGGGCGGAGACCCGATGCACTACCCGAACGGTATCACCTGGCAGGCGGCGGACAATCTCATCGCCAACGGCACCTCCCACGGTGGCATCGGCAGCGGCGCGTGGGTCACCGGTGACATCCTCATGTGCGCGTTCAACCACACGACGGGGCGGATTTACTTCGGTAGAAACGGGGTCTGGGATGTCGATCCGACGAACCCTGACCTCTCGACGTGGTCGGTAACCATAAAGGGCGGAGAATACTATTTCTGTGCCGGTCCGCACACGGTCGGCAGTTCGTGGAACGTGCGTTTTGAAGCGGCGGACATGACGTACCCCGCCCCCGTTGGATACCTTCCGGGGCGCACCGCGTTTGAGGCGGTCAACGGGACTGTCGCTGGCGTGGGCACCGACCCGTACTGGGACGATGTTGTCTTCCTCGCAGGTTGGGACGGCGTTGACGGCTCGCAGCCCGTGACGGATGACGGTCCGGGGGCGGTGCCCCTGACTTACGTCGGGGCGCTTTGCTCTGTGGACACCACTCAAACCCCGGCAGGGGGAGACTCCACGGGGTCGCTCTACGTCGAAAGCGGGGACTACGTCACCTTCCCTGGGGCGAACGTGGGAATCCTTCCGGGGGACTTTACTATCGAATGCCACGCTCGCTTCGATACCTTCGGAGGCTGGGACGGACTCTTCGGGGACTTCCGTTCAAACGACGAGGGTTCGTGGGGCTTCCTGCGTGACGGTTCTTCGAACGAGTTGCGGTTCGCCGTGGTGTATACGACGCTGGATTTCACGGGGACCGGCGCGCTCGCGATCAGCACCGACTACCATCTCGCCGTGTCCCGATCCGGTCTGACCACGCGTATGTTCGTGAA